TTTTTCTATAGATCTAAACACTTCGCCACCTTCGTCGGTCTTAAAGTAAGCTGCCATTGCAGAGTAAGGATTCTCATCAAACGGTACATTCATAAGCTTTCTGCCATTAGATGCCCAAGAAAACGTTCTTTGATCTTGCGATAAAGAAATAACGCCCGCCTCTGTGGCTTTAATAGCTGTATTGCGAAGACCTACATTCTCGTCTTGCGCTAACTCTAAAAACAATTCAGGGTTTGCATTTGCAAATAACCTTAAGTCTCGTTTGATTTCTTTTGAGGACATGTCTTTTACTCCGCTGCCTATTTCTACTCGCAGTATTGCTTCAGCTTCATCAACATCCATTTCCCTAGCAATAATAGCTGCATCTGTTTGGATATCAAGCATTTCAAGATCATCGTATGCTTCTTCTTCAGGATCAAATTCTTCATATATCCTGCCTTTTAAGGGGTGATACAAAGATAATAGCCTTTGCAGATTCTGCTTTTCTTTAGGCACTTTTAAGTCGCCATTTTTAAATTGTATATGTCCCATTGTAGCTTCTCCTTTTTGTTCTTCTTTAAACGGAGAGTCATGGTTGGTTGCATATCTAAGTTCTTTTTGCTTCCCAGTTATAGGGTCAAAATACAATAAAGCGTGCTTTCGTGTATGTTTGCCTGGTATGGTTAAAGTTAAAGGGGTATGAGACCCTGATAAGTAATATATCCTATCTTTAATTTCCCATTCTGGTTTAGCCGGTTCCAGTTCTTCTTTAACTGGTATAACCTTTTCTTCTATTACTTCGGTTGGCACAAATACTTGTTCTACAACCTCTACTTCTTTTGTGACTTTTTTAGCCACCGGTTTTTTATTTGCCATAATATAATATAATTTAATAGTTTAAAAGTAATAATTACCCCCGTTGATGTAACGAGGGTAACAATTACATAATTTGAATCCTTAGATTCCTCTGAATAATACAAAGTTGTTAGCTGCTTGAGTAATCAAACATCTTTCAGATAGGAAGTTTACTTCCATTGCATCAAGAGTTGAGCTACTTGCTCCACCAACAGATCCAGTTAACCAAGACTTCATTCTACGGTCGTCAGTTTGAGAAGCTCTATATCGGATATGACAAAATGGTCGTCTGATATTTGTTCCTAATACTTGATCGTAAACAGTTGAAGTTCCAGCTGGTACTAATACACCTTCAATTGAATTAACTCCATTGATTGCTCCACGAGTAGATGCATCATTTAAGTATTTCCAATCTGTTTTGTAAAAGTCATAAGATCCTCTACGGAATCCAGTGAATCCTAAGTTTAAAGCCATTTCAGAAGAGTTCTCAAATAAACCGTAAGCGGTTCCTCCTTGTGCTCCTCCAGAAATCGCTGCTAGCATGTCGTCAAAGTCTAAAGAAGTTTGACGTTGCAAAAACAACATGTTTTCTTCGATAGCTCCTTGAGTATCTAGATTTTTAAGGATAGCGTCAAATTCAGTTAATCCGTTAGCCGCTGTAAATCCAGTTTCTACGTTTCCTCTGTTTTGAATAGCTGCGAACATACCTTCTGTTCCTGGTTGAAGCAGGTTTTGATTTGGTATTCCCGCTGCCGCGTTTAGGTTTAATTCCCCTTCTACCATTGCCATCTCTAAGTGATCTTCAAAACGTAAACGTGTTTCAGACTCAGCTTTTAGGTACCATAGGTATCCGTCAGTTCCATCTTCAGTCGCTACATTCACCCATCCGATCTGCGCGGTATCTGATCCAGATACAACATACTGATCTCTGATAATGATTGGAGAGTTTGAAAATTGTGTTAAAGTAGGCTCAATAGAAACTCTTGGTAATCCTCCAGCTCCAATAGTGCTTCCTTTAGAATAATCAGATCCATAAACAAATATTTTAAGACCTGCAGGTGCTCCAAAGAATGCCCCTAGCGTTTGACTATTGTAAAGTTGCACTGTTAATGCTCCTGTCGCCGGCACTGCTGCTGCTCCTGTTGCCGTAACAATACCTTTTGCTTCTAGTCCAGTAGCTGGATCTAATATAACAATAGTATCATTTTGAGAAATTACATTTGAAATTCCTGCTCCGATAGGTATTAATAATCCTGTTCCTGCTGCTCCACCAGTTACTGTAACATTCTCATAAGAGATGTGTAAACGGTTTTGTTCAGACCAAATTACTTGATCAGATGTCATTGGCATTTCAGCTCCAACCATCTTTAAAAATCCAGATAGCGTTCTGTTTCCATAACGCTCTACTTCTGCTTCGTAGATTTCTGGTAAATACTGCTGCGCAAAGTCAGCAAAGTTTCCTGGAATTCCGGCTGCTCCGCCATTGTTGTTCCATTGTAAATAGTTACTCGCAAGTAATTGCGGTTGTGGTGTTGGGATTAAACTCCCAAACTGTGGTAATACACTCATAGTTATTGTTTGTTAAACTTTTTAATTTTTAATTTTGATGAGTCCGCTCCAGAAACTGATTTTACTTTGTATGCTCCAAACTTGGCTCCGTCTATAGGCGCAGCTTTTCTTGCCCCCGTCGATGCGTTATTAGATTTGTTTACAACATCTCTAATTGCATCCGCTTTGCCTTGTTCATAAAAGTGATTTGCCATTTTATCGGCATTTGCACCCGCATACAACGCTTTATGATACCCTTCGGTGTCCTTAATCACGCCGTCTTCGCCTAGAAACTTCCCTATGAAGTTGCCAATATCCGACTGCTTTTCTGCTACCTGTGATGGGTTTTGTATGCCGTACCTAAATTTTTTCTCACCCAATGTAAAATCGAAACCTTCGAAATTTTCATTTAGTAATGCGTTAGTGTTGGCCTTAAACTTGTCATGGTTAACCGTGTTTCTTTCCTGGTCCTCTTTATATCGATTAAAAAAGTCCGATGCTTTAGTTTGATCTTCAGTAAGCGCAGGCGAGTTCAACTTGATCTCATCATAATACTTATCTTTTGTGTCGTTTAAAAACGTACGGGCTTTTGCAACCTCTTCTTTATATGCGAGTTTTTTTCTACGGATATCTCGCTCCTCATCTAATTCTTCGTCAAACGCAAAATTGTCATCGATCATAAAATCGATTTCGTCCGCGCTTAAGTGAGACTTAGTGTTCTTATAATATTCTTTTACTAATACGTCGCGGTCTACATCGTCGTAGTTAGTGTTCAATCTTACGTAATCTTGTAAGGTGCCACCGGTTTCACGCATAAAGTCCACTAGCTTAGTTACATTTTCTGGCAATACTGCTGCAGGCGCAGGAGCGTTTACAGGAGGAACTGGCTTGGCGGGCTCGTTATTAGTCACTTCTTTAATAACTGGTTCTATTGGCGGATCAATTGGTGGATCCACAATAGCATCCGCTGCGGGATCAGCCACCGCAGGCTCTTCATTAGGTATTACTACCCGGGTAACATTGCTTGGGACATCAACTAGGGGCTCTTTATTTTTAGCAGCCATTTGCTCTTCCGTAAGCTTTGGTTTTGTTTGGATCTTAAAAGATCCTTCTGTTCTTTCACTCATGATATGATATTATATAATTAAAAATACTTGTTTATTGCGGCATAAATTGGGACATATCCATTCCTCCCATGGCCCCGCCACTGCCTTCTTCAAAATCTTTAGGCATTCCTTTATTTTGCCTTTGCTCTATCATTTGACTTTGCTGAGTGCCTTCTTTTTCTATTCTTTTAGCTTTTGCTGCATCAGCGTTATCCTCTTTTGTTTTATTTGCTTGCAAAGCGGCTTGAGCTAATTTTAAATCATATTGAAATTTAGTTGCCATTATTTCTTTGCTTATTTGAGCCTCTGCTTGCATTCTTTGCATTTCAAAGTTAGATTTTGCTTGCTCTATTGCTACCTTTTCCGCTGTTAAAGCCTGCTGCTTTTGCACTTCTGCCATAGCCGCCTTTTCAGATGCCTGAGCATTTGCTTGAGCTTGAGCTTGTATATTTTGCTGAACTAGAGCTTGTTCTCTTTCTTGCTTCTTTTTTCTTTTAACCTTTAGCATTTGATTAGCTAACTTAAGGTTTTTTATTGCCTTAAGATCAATCGCATCTTCAATGTCAATTTCCTTTGTTTGTAAAGATATTTGTATTGATTGTTGCAATTCAGCTTTTTCTTCATCGTCTGGCTCCATTTCTAAAAATATACCAAAATCGTGTAAATTAAGATTTTCTATTTCTTTTAATGTTTCTACATTAAACGTAGATACGCTATTCATTAAAGAATTTTTAGTCAGCGGAAAGTTTAATACGTCTACTAGCTTAAGTGATATGTTCTCGCAAGTGCTCAATGTTAATTGTATACTAGCGTCTTGTATATGCTTTGTAGCGGTGTTGGAAGCGTTGGCCGCCATTTTTTGCAAACCAACTAAAGAATTAGGATCCGGCATAGCCCCGTCCCTTGCTTCGTTTAATCCAGTTACATCTCTAATCATTTGCATATTGTAATTATATGCTGTTATTAAGGATTGTATTTTGCCTATGCCCGAAGAGCTTGATAACTCTTGAATGGGAACCTTGCCCCTGTTCATGTCGCCATCTTGGGTCATAGATCTACCTACAACAGAACCTGTTTGGAAGTACATGTTTAATGCCTCGGCTGGATTATAATTTGTTCCATTACCTAAATCAACTTCTGCTAGCCCATCAATATCTAAAAATATCCCGTCAGGAACCATTCTAGATAGCACCTGCTGCATTTTTAAATGGGTCAATTGTATTACGTCGGCAAAGCCAATACACTTACTTATAATGGATTGTATAACCCCTTTATACATTCTAGGAGCAGCTATTGAGTAACTCATTTCTACTCTAGTTGTATCCGCAAGAGGGCGAGTCATGTTTTCAGCTAATTCCCATTGCAGCATCATATCTGTGCCAATTATTTTTGCTCCGCGATATAACACCTCAATAGATCTAGCAACTCTTTCAAAGTTATCATTCGGTGGTGGATCAAATTCACTGGTTTTTTCAATAGCTTTTTCTAGTCCGCTGTCTGTCCTTTTAATTTTAAACACTTGGTCCACATAAGTTTTGTACTCAAAATACATTACCTGAACAGTATTGTAGTCATAGTTTTCAAAGCCTCGTATCATTCTACGGTTGCCGGGCGATTTTTGAATTCTCTCTAGTTCCTCGTTAGATATGCCGGGAAACTCTTTTTTAAGTTCTGGTATAGTTATAGATTTAACCTCTCCAAAATAATAAATATCTTCAAAATTAGGATCCTCCGTGTAAGACCATACACAATAAGCGGGATCAACGTAATCAACAACTATTCCTTCAGCGGGATTAAATGAAGTTTTTGTAATCCCTATTCCTATGTTAACCAAATCTTGATTTACTCGCGCTCTAGTTAAATGATATTCGTTTGTAGCTAACACTGTATTTATAGCCTCTTCCTCCGCGATTTCTACAGCAGGCTTATACTTTAACTGCATGTGTAAGTCTCTTTCCTCCATGGAGCCGGGCAATTCATTAGCAGGCATCCCTGATCGACTTAAGTCCATAGGTATAACCTCGCTGGCTTTCGCTCGGGATTCTATAGTTAGCATGTCAAACAATAAGTTTTCGGCGTAATCTGTTCTAGCTTTTAAAGATTCCGGATCTTGTGAGTAAGCTGATATATCGTATTGCTTTTGAGTAATACCATTAGCTACTATATTTGAAAACTTTGAAAGTATAGGTACCGGTTTCCAATCTAAATTTAAGTAAGACAAATCACCGTTAATAGCTAATTCATCTTTGTATTTTTGAACGCTTTGCTCACCTCTTGCATATAATCTAAGGTTATGAAAGTTATTCCAATTGCTTGAGTATCTATTTGAACCTGCCCCTCCGTAATTAAACCACTCTTGCTCAATAGCACGAGAAACCTGTAATCCGTACGCTAGCGTGGCCTTTTCTTCCTCGCTAACTACCTGATCAGGAAATGGACTATTAGTATTTGTACTTACATTCATCTATTGTATTATTTTTGAAGTGGCTCCGTTATTGTCGTATTTCTTAAACCCTAAAGAGTATTTCTTTGTTACTATAGCTCCCTTGGGGCTATATCTGTGCTTGTTGCATGCCATTAAGGCTAAGCCAGAGCTTATTGATGCATCATGCTTCGTTCTGTTGTTTATATCAAACTTTGCCCAGTCCTCTAATGTTCTTTGTAGATAAACATCACCGTAGCCTTCTTTTGTTTGACCAACAAAATCTTCTATATAAGTTTCAATTGCCGAGGCATGTGCTTGCTTAATGTCTTCGCTTGAGTTAGGTATGCCACCTACTTCGCGTTCTGACACAGATAATTTGTTGTAAGATCTATCTGGTCTATTAATGCTAAAGCCCCTATATCCTCGACGCTTTAAATAGTAAAGCAATCTAGGTTTGTTATTCTCACATAATATAGGCATTCCGTAAAATACTATAGCCATAAGCATATCTTCAAAAAACATTTCGGCAGTTGATGGCCTAGCTATATATTCTAAAAAGAAATGATTAGG